TTGCTATATCTTCCGTCACGAAGAATCTTTGAAGCCTTAGAAGCAACAGACTTGCTCGTTTGTTTGGTGTTTGCCATTGTATCACCTCCTTCCGTGAGAGATGATATTGATAGCATACCACAAAATATTACAAAAGTCAAGCACAGATAAGACGGAGGGAAAACAAATGAAACAAAAGAGTTATAATTACCCATTTCTCGAATACGAGATCAAACGCAAAGGCATTAAGAAAAAGGCAATGGCACAGGCACTCGGCGTGGACGAGGGGACGCTCTGGCACAAAACGTGCGGAAAACGCTCGTTCACTGTGGAGCAGGCAATCTTTATTCAGAAGACGTGGTTTCCGGAAACGCCGATTGAAGTGCTATTCCAGCACAGAAAGGAAGATTTATCATGAACAACAGCTTACAGGTCGTTGAGACCAACAACCAACGGGTACTGACTACCGCACAGATTGCGGAGCAGTATGGAACTACAGCTGACAGAATCAGCAAGAACTTTAGTGCAAACAAAGTGCGTTACACAGAGGGCAAACATTATTACTGTTTAACTGGAGATGATTTGAAGGCGTTTAAGGACGACTTCCTAAATTCGGAACTCGTTAAGCCCAATGCAAGTTCTCTTTACCTCTGGACGGAAAAGGGAGCATTGCTGCACGCCAAGAGCCTGAACACCGACCAGGCATGGCAGGCGTATGAAGTGCTGGTGGATACTTATTTCAGCGTACGGGAGCAGGGGCAGCTTCCACAGCATCCAGACCGAACAAAGGCTCTGGAAGTGAAAGAGATGAACGCCCGTGTGCGGATGTCGAACCAGTTCCTGAAGCTTGCCAATGCGGAAACGTCGATGTCAAAGGACTACAAAAGTATTCTGATCGCAAAGGCTGCGGAAGTGCTTGCAGGGGAAGCGATTTTGCCGCTGCCAAAGTCGGAGCAGAAAATGTATACCGCTACAGAAATCGGGAAAATGTTCGGGGTATCTGCTCAGAAGATCGGGCGGCTCTCCAGCCAGTACGGCATGAAGACGGAAGAATATGGAGAATTCTATAAAGATAAGTCGCCTTATTCCTGCAAAGAAGTGGATGCGTTCCGCTACAATGACAAGGCAGTTGAACGGTTTAAGGAACTGCTATAATGCCTTTAGCAAGCAAGCAGAAAGAAAAAATGCTTGTAAACCAAAGCAGAAAGGTGGTGAGAATATGAAAATCGAAATCACAACTTGCAATGCAATCACCTGCGAAGAATTGAAAGACTTCATGACGTTCTTAAGCTTTGCTGAAAAAAGATACCCCAGCTTAGAGGTTTCCCTGAAAGCTGAGATACTTGGGAAAAGTGTTGTTAAGCCTAAGAAAAGTGTTAAGCCTAAAGAAGTTTAAAATGGAATAGGCGTGCATTGCACTTCAACACTACTATACCACACTTTGCATATTTCGTCAACGCAACATATAAAAACGTTGAAAGGTGGTGATGACATGAAGAGAGATGGAACAGCCTATTATCCGGTGTTGGAATCTGAAATCATACTGCGGAAGATTTCAAAAAAGGACATCTACCAGCTTTTAGATGTGCAGCCAAACACATTTACACTAAAGCTGAATGGAAACCTGCGTTTTTCGCTGGATGAAGCAATCCGGATTCAGGAAACATTCTTTTCAGATGTTTCTGTAAACCAGTTATTCCAACATGACTAATCACCTGCTGACCTACCGGCAACACGGGGAGAAAGGGAACGAAAATGTTTGTAGAAACAAAAAACATGACAATTAAAGAAATTGTCGGTGTCAACGTGGTTTATCCTGCGGTACTATGCAAATTTGCTGATGGTTTGTATGATGTGTGCCATGTCGACTATGATTGCAATAAGGACGGCGGCAACGTCGTTATGATAGGCTATCCAGTCGGGCACAGATACATTGAAAGACATCATGGTGCAGTCGTTGAAGCGTATGAGGTTATTTTTGATGGGACAGCAAACACCATCAGAAAATGGCATGGTCAATACACGGACGACCAAGAACCGAGAAAAGGTGAGATGTGCTTTATCTTGCTGGAAATAACCAGAAGTTATGGAAAAAGATATGAAATAAGACAGGCGGTTTATAGGGAAAAAGGCTTTTCCGGATACAAAGAAAGCACAGAGTTAAGTGTGCTTGGTTTTATGCATATCAAAAGCAACGGAATGCTGTTTTGACGTTCTGCTGACCTACCGGCAATACGGGGACGATGTGGCAGCATCGTGGGCAATTACCTCCAACCTTTGCCTTTTATACTAACAACGCCCGTCGGGAGCGTATCCCGACCCATCGCCCGTAAGGGTAAAAAATATTGAACGGAGAAAATCATTATGAAAAAATTTGAATTAACAACAGATAGCATCGAAGAAAGTGGTACGACTTTGTACCGCATTAAAGCTCTAATTGATTTTGGAGATGTGAAAGCTGGCAGCTTGGGCGGCTATGTAGAAAAGGAAGAAAATCTGTCACAGGCTAACACTGCTTGGGTGTATGGCAATGCTTGTGTGTATGGCAATGCTTGGGTGTATGGCAATGCTTGTGTGTATGGCAATGCTCGGGTGTCTGGCGATGCTTGTGTGTATGGCAATGCTTGTGTGTATGGCAATGCTCGGGTGTCTGGCAATGCTTGTGTGTATGGCAATGCTTGTGTGTATGGCAATGCTCGGGTGTCTGGCGATGCTTGTGTGTATGGCTATGCTTGGGTGTATGGCAATGCTCGGGTGTCTGGCGATGCTTGTGTGTATGGCTATGCTGATTATATTTTACTAAGTGGATTCGGTTCTCACAATCGCAGCACGACAATGTTCAAAGAAAAGAGCGGAAACATTTGTGTGTCTTGTGGATGCTTTAGTGGCACATTACAAGAGTTTGAAAGCAAAGTGAAAGAAACACATGGAAATAATAAGTTTGCAAGAGAATATCTTGCACTTGTAGAAGCTGCTAAAATCCACTTTGAAGTGTAAAACCATCTTTATACTAACGCTTCTGAGCCGTTGAGCGTATCAGCGGCATCCCAGCCCGTAAGGGCACAAATAACAACGGCGAAAGCCGGAAAGGAAGTATCATTATGAATGAACTCATCAAAGTCAACTACGAGAACGTAGACCGCCCGACCGTATCGGGTCGGGAACTGTGGGAGGCTCTGGAGGTAGAAACCCCATACACACAGTGGTTTAAACGCATGGCGGAATATGGATTCTCTGAAAATGTGGATTTCGCATTGGTATCACAAAAATGTGAAACCAATAATCCGAAGAATCCGTACACCACCAGAACCGACCACCAGTTGACAATCCCCATGGCGAAAGAGTTGTGCATGCTCCAGCGGACAGACAAGGGCAAGCAGATGCGGCAATACTTTATTGCGGTTGAGGAACAGTGGAACAGCCCCGAAGCGATTATGGCAAGAGCCTTGCAATTCTCCAATGCCAAACTGAAACAGCTGGAAACGCACTGCTGCCAGCTGGAAACCACCGTCGCTGTGCAGGAACAGCAGATTGCAGAGCTACAGCCCAAGGCAAGCTATTATGATGTGGTTCTGAACTGCAAAGACTTGCTTTCCATTACTTCCATCGCTAAGGACTACGGAAAGTCTGGCGTTTGGCTGAACCGCTATCTGAATCAGAACGGCGTGCAGTACAAGCAGGGAAATAACTGGCTGCTGTATCAGAAGTATGCAGAAAAGGGCTACACCAGCACCAAAACGCAGACGTTCCCCGGAGCGGACGGGCAGCAGCACACCAAAGTCCATACCTACTGGACGCAAAAGGGGCGGCTGTTTATCTATGATTTGCTGAAGACGAATGGGCTGTTGCCGCTGATTGAACAGGATACAGTCTGAAAGGAGGAATCTTTATGCTGAATGCAAGCACATTAGCTGCCATTCATCAAATTTGCACAAATGTGCATTTATCGGTGGATGTGCAGGAATTGTCTACGCTGCTTACTGTACTTGGCGTATTGCCGCAGGAAGAACAGAAACAGGTTACATGGGCTGCAATTGGGATGGCAATTGCAAATGCAAACAGAAATACGGTTTGTGGAGGAGGTGCAGCATGAAAAAACCAATGGAAGTAAGCGTTGTGCCTGCAAAGGAGCAGGCAGACCGTTCGGTCTATGAAGCGTTGGCGATGATGATTGTGGAGTTCTACAAACGGAATCCGGAGTTCGTAGAACATCCAGAACGGATGGCAGAGCATGAGCCGGAAAGTTGAGTATCGGAACGGGTACAAATACATGTACTGTGAGCAGTGCGACTTGGATTTTAACGTTCCGATTCAGAAAACAGGATTCTTTATTTGCCCATGGTGCGAGATGAAGAACCGAAAGAAGGAAAAGGAGTGTGAAGCTAATGGCAAAACCTGTCATTCGGAGCGTCCGTGTGAATCCGGAAATGCAGTTCACAACGGATGACTTGCTGCGGATGCTCTTCGGCGTGAATGTCTGCGGATTTGCGGACAAGGTTCGGAATGATACTTCCGGAGAATATGATTTCCTCCTGGAAGATGATAGAAAGGAGCAGGAAGATGGGAACAACAGCGATTGAACCTGACAAAGGCAGCTGGCGTATTGAGGAACTGGAGAACATGGATTCTTTACAAGCTGCCAAAATATCACTTGCAATGTTTGCAGGTATGGCAATGGCTCTTGCTAAGCAAGGAAGACGTGTAGAATGTGCGATTGCGATGGATGCAGCACGCCAGATTCTGGACAAATTAAGCAAGGATGTGAGCAAATGACCCCAGAAGAACGGCGGCAGAAAAAGAATCAGGAATCGCGGGAAAGCTACAACTGGTATAAAGCCCACCATGTTTGTGTGCGATGCAACACCGCTCCAGCAGCGGACGGGCTTGTCACTTGCCAAGCATGCCGGGAAGCTGTCAACGCAAGACATCGCTTCTGGTATGCTGGATTAACCCCTGAAGAGAAAGCAGAACGGTCGGCAAAAAAAAAGGCAGTCAGAGAGGCACGGCGAGCCGCTGGGCTTTGCACCCGATGCGGCAGGAAGCGAGAAGACCCGAACCTTTTAACGTGCGAACACTGCAGAAGAGGAGATAAAAGAAAAAAATGCAAACAATGATTTTAGGTGGCATTGCTGCGGTTCTCTGCTGGGTTGCCTGGCGGCGACACAATCGCCTACTGGACGAGCAAGCAGAAGCGTCCGGCAGAGCATTGAAACCTGTTCCGGTTGGGTTTGATTATCAGGCAGCAAGAGAGCAAGCAGACCGCATGGAAGACAACCTCCGGCAGTATGAGCAGTGCAATCAGCTAATCAATGACAGCGTTGTTGCGATTCAGACGGGCGAGAGCATGCCGATTGAGATTACTCATTTTGACAACGAAGGACGGCGAGTACATACCACGCTGACCGACATTCCGCCGGAGATTGTCAACGACTTTGCACGCCGATTGCTGGATGTTTGTGCAGAGCGATGCAGCACTCCCCCACCTGCCGACGATTAACAGAAAAAACCCGTCTTTTTGGGTAGAAAAGCAGGAGAAAAACAGGAAGAAAAACGCAGTAGGGGAGCGGATGCAAATGCAAGTTATCAAATACTGCCTGCGATGCAATGAACCAATCAGCGACATCTACCACAACAGCTACCACAGCCACATTGCGTTAAAATACTGTGAAGCATGCAGAAAAGTGGTAAAAAAAGAACAGGATGCACAAGCAAAAGAGCGTTATCGAAAACGCAAAATGAATCAGAAATTGTCTGAGAGATGGTCGGAAGAAGAAACGTACAACGTTATAAAAGTGACAGTTGGCGAACTCGGAAACGCCATGAAGAAGCAACTGAAACTGACAGAAGAAAAATGTGAGGCTCTGGAAAAAGAGCTATTGCAAGAACGGGCAAAAAAGAACCCTCGCACCGGTGGCAACCAGTGACGAGGGATAGCAAAAAAATAAGAACATCCCAATCTTAACACAGGGAGAAAGGAAAGTCAAGATGGAAAAAGGAGAAGTTTTTTTAAGACAGAACGCAATGAAGGTTGCAATCATGTGCGTGGAAGCCATGCATGCAGATAATACCACGCTTGACCCGATGCAAGAGACAAGCCATTTCGATGTCATGAAGCCGCTGTATCGGATTCTCGGCGAACTGGATGCAGCTGCACAAGCGTTTGTAGATGCAGACTTGCAGACACTGGCGGAACAGGTTGAAGAAGAATCCGACCTGAATCTCAGCCAGCTGGATTTTTTGGAAAGTGATAGGATGCAAGATGATAAAGATTGAAAACGATTGCAGCTGTTGCGAGCGATGCGGAAACTGTGGTGCAAAACGTGTGCCGCATGTTTACTGCGATGGATGCGGTGCAGAAGTATCCGGCGACAGCAAACTGATTCAGATTGTCGGCAACGATGATGCTTGGCTTTGCGAGGATTGCCTTGCAGAATGGGTGGAAAGTGTCACAGTCACGACCTACGCCGCCGACCTTGCAAGGGAGATGAATGTAGAAGATGTTTGAATCCGGCGTGAAAAAGTATGTTTTCGTGCGGGTCAATTATGAGTTTGGCTTTCCGGTGACGTTTCACGATGTTGCACACATCGAATGTGCATATTGTCAGATGTATGACAAGTATAAGAATCGCTGCAACATCACCGGAGAGTACATTGTAGAGCCGACCCGTTATGTGGGCTTTGAATGCCCGTTGGAATTAATAGAAGAAGGAAGTGAAGAGCATGGACGAACAGAAGATGGAACAGAAACCCGATGAACGGCGGCTGCCGGAGCGGTTACTGGCAATCCAGAACGAACTAAAAGCCCCGAAAGGACAGTACAACAGCTTCGGGAAGTACAAATACCGCAGTGCTGAGGACATCTTAGAGGCAGTCAAACCGCTTGCAGAGCAGCACAGCGTTTTAATTTACTGCTCGGATGATATTGTCATGGTCGGCAATCGCATCTATGTAAAGGCAACTGCAACGGCGGAGGATGTCACCGGCAGATGCACCCCCATTGCAGTGACGGCTTTCGCAAGAGAGCCAGACGACAAGAAAGGCATGGATGCCAGTCAGATTACTGGCACGGCATCCAGTTACGCCCGAAAGTATGCACTGAATGGTCTGCTCTGCATTGACGATGCAAAGGACGCAGACACGGACGCTTACCAGACCGCCGGAAACGCCTCCACAGCGATACAGCAGCAGCCCCGTCAAATTTACTGTAGCAACTGCAAAAAGCCCATACAAGCCGCAAAGGGCAAGGATGGGCGATTGTATCAGCCAATTGATATTTACAAGCAATGCAGAGGGCTTTGCATTCACTGCTTTCAGGCATCCAAGGGGGCAGGAAAATGACGGACAGAAAAGCGTTTGCAAAGAAAGTCAAAGTCCTCTGCGACACCCGGGAGCAATGCAATCAGCACATTATTCAATTCTTACACGCAAATGGCATTGCTACAGAAAGCCGCAAGCTGGACTTCGGAGATTATTCCTTTGAAATCAATGGAAAGTGCTTCGAGCGTTCCTGTATCGTTGAACGGAAAGGAAGCGTGGACGAACTCTTCGGAAACTTCGTCCACGACCGGGAACGCATTCAGAAAGAATTTGATGCAGCTGCAAAGAATGCCCAGCACATGGAATTGATTTTAGAGGGCGTAACGTCAGAGGAAGAACTGAAAGCCTTTGAAATCCCGGAAAAGCAGATGATTGCCCAGAACCGGAAGGTGCAGCGTATCGGGGAAACCGTCTATTTCGCTCTGCGGTCGCTCCGGTCTGGCAATCGGTGCGGCTTGCAGGTGTCATTTGTACGGAAAGAAGATACAGCCAAAAAGCTGTTAGAAATCTTCTATTACTACTACCGAAACTATGAAAGAGCGGTTGCACCGCTGCGAAAGGAGCAAAAACATGATTAACAAGGTGATTTTAATGGGTCGGTTGTGTGCAGACCCGGAACTCAGAAACACACAGAGCGGCATTACTGTTTGCCGATTCCGGATTGCGGTCAATCGGCAGTACAGCAAGAACAGCGACCAGAAAGCGGACTTTATCAACATTGTCAGCTGGCGGCAGCAAGCAGAATTTGTCAACCGGTATTTCCGTAAGGGGTCGATGATTATCGTAGAGGGCAAGCTGCAGAACGCAGATTACACGGACAGCAACGGAGTGAAACATTACGCTATGGATGTACAAGCGGACAATGTGACATTCGGGGAAAGCAAGACAGCCCAGAACGCCACGCAGAGCGATTATAACAGCCAACCGCAAAACTACCAGCCTGCACCGCAAACGGCTTACAGCGAGCCGCAGACACAGCCCTACAGCAACCCGATGCAGGATGTCGTCAATCAGTCGCAGAGCATTGTACATACCTATGAGGCGGATGTTAAAAATGCCAGCAAACCAACGCCGGAGATTGATTTGAGCGATTTTGAAGAGATTCTCGGCGAGGATGACGTACCATTCTAAGAAAAGAGGTGATGGCGGATGTTGGAAAGCGGTCATGTTATATTGCCACGGTTATTTTTTAGGGATTGGGAATGGTCTGATGATGCAAATACAGTAGCCGTTTTCCTTCGTCTGCTCATTGAAGCAGATATTGTTCCGAACACTTGGCACGGAATCGAAGTGCCAAGGGGCGGAATGGTTTCCAGTTATGCGAAACTGGCAGAGAAAACAGGGTTGTCTGTAAAACAAGTGCGAACTGCGATAAAACACCTTGAAGCGGCAGGGTATGTGGCAAGGACAACATACGCAAAATGTACCGTATTTGCTGTGAAAAACTTTGATATGTTTCAATCAGGGGCAAGCAACGGGGCAAGCAGTGGGCAAGGTAAGGGCAAGCAAGGGGCAAGCAAAGGGCAACAGAATAAGAAGATAGAAGAAGATAAAGAAGATAATGATCTATCTATCTTAGATGCAGAAAGCAAAAATTTTCCACCAACACTGGAAGAACTCCGGCTATTTGCAGAGCAAGAGGGAATCCACATTGATGTGCAAAAGTTTTATGACTATTACACGGAAAGGGATTGGAAGACAAAAAACGGGAATTTTATCCGAAATTGGAAAAAGACCCTGCAATATTGGGGCGAAACAGAGGGAACGCCACACAAGGGAAAGAAACAGCAACAAGAAACACCGGTATCAGAAAACGCTGAAGCTTATGCAAGCCTGATTTTAAACTTGGATGAGCCGATGTAATGGAGGTTATTATGAAATATTCTGAAGACTTGCAAATGCAGATTGCATTTGAACACTATGTAGATTGTGAGAGCATCGCCAAGCTGGGTGACCGGTATGAAATTCCGTCTGATACGGTTTACAGATTCTGTAGAGACCATCGGGGCGAGTTTCGGGACGCTATCGTGCGGAACTGGAAGCGGAGCGAGAAGCGAATGAGAAGAGCGGTTGCCGACTATCGGAACGGGGAAACCGTGGACTTTATCCGATGCAAGTACCACATTGGTACGACTTCCCTGTATCGGGCACTCAGTGCCAAAAGTGCCTCTTATCTTACGAACCCACCAGCATTCACGGAAGAAGAGCTTGCAAAGGCGAAAGCAGTCTCCTACTTTGGGAATTGGAAAACGGAAATTTTGTCGATGAATGCACAGAAAAAGCCCTTGTATGGTATCTATAACCCTAGAAATGGAACATGGCTGCAACGGCTCTGTCATGGTGGAATCATGCGACCATGGCTATATTCAACGATGTATGGGGCAAATGCGAAGCTGTCGCAGGTGAAAAAGCTACGGGGATTACATAACATCGGAGCGGCTGAACTGAAAGTGCAGTGGTATGGATGGGAGCAATGACGATGGGAAAAGAATTGCGAGATTGGTATGTTCAGCATGGGATTTGTGCAAGTTGTGGGCAAGAAAAAGCTGCACCCAACAGAAAGGAATGCTTTGCATGCTTAGAAAAAAGAGCTGAACGAAATATGAAATACTATCACAGTATGTCAGAAGAACAAAAGCAAGCACGGAACAAAAAGCTAAGAAAACAATATGCAGAGCGAAAAGCTGCGGGGAAATGCGCACGCTGCGGAAAAAAGCCGGCAGCATCTGGAAGAGCCGTGTGCGTGATGTGTGCAAAGCGGGATGCAAACAGGCATATGGAAAAGAGACGGGAAAATGGGGCTTTACCCAGATATATGTTTGGCGATGGCTACCACTGTGTGATCTGTGGCAAGGATATTGATAACGGCAAAAAGCAGTGTGATAAATGCTATCGTGACTCTGTGCATGCTTTGGAAATCGCACGAGGGAAAATAAAAGGTGGTTTTAGAAGCCATAGGCTTGCGCTTGGGAAAGCAGCGAAAGAAACGAAAGAATCTGAAAGAAAGAGAAAGGAAGAAAACCTATGAAAGCGAAGTCAAGATTGAAACCCTGCCCGTTCTGTGGAAATAAGAACATAAAGCAGGTGACAGCACCTTTGAAAGGTACACAGATGTTTATCTGTAACGTGTGCGGTGCGGATGTTTGCTTTTATGGAGCGGAATATGGCACGAAAGCGGAAAACGCATGGAATCGGAGAAGTGAAACGGAGGAATCAGAATGAACGACATCGAAAAGAAAATGGAAGCCCTGAAAGCGGAATTTTTGGGGAAGCTGGAAGAACTGCAAAAAGAAGCAGAGGAACAGGAAGCGTTGAAGCCGTGGAAGCCGAAAACTGAAGAACAATACTTTTTTGTCAAAGATAGCTTTTATGCGAGCGGCTATTGGAATGAAAATGACGAAGTAGATAATCATAATTTTGAGATTGGAAACTGTTTCCGCACGGAAGAGCGTGCTGAACAGATCGCAAAGAAAATGCGGTTGTTGTTACGGTTGGAGCAATTGCATGATATGCTCTGCCCGGATTATGTGCCGGACTGGGGAAACTATGGACAAAAGTTTCTTGTTTATTTTAATCATGCAGAAAACCGCTGGCATATAGGAGCTTCCAATGCGTTTGAACTGCGATGTGCAACATATTTTGACACCGAAGAAAACGCCGAAAAAGCAGCAGAAATCCTAAACAAGATGAGGGAATCAAAATGAAGAACCCAGCTTTACAGCGGAAAAACCTGTACAGCAAGGACGAAGTGGCATACAGTCATAAAATGGCAATCTATCAGGGCATGGCGATGGTATTCGTGGCGTTGGAATGGCACTATGGGTGGAAAGAGAAACGGTTGCAGCGGCTGTTTGACAACGTGCAATCCATCGCTGAAATTCCGCCAATTTTCGGGAAATCACCCGACATACTGGAGCAGATGCAGCATTTTAAACAGGATTACCAGATTGACTTCACGAAGATTCGGCTGAAAACAAAGGAGAAATGAGGATGACTTTAGAAACATTGCAGCAATGCCGTAACGCTGCACATGCACTACAGAAAGCACAGAAAGCAATTAGCATGCATGAATCTGGTGCGGGCTGCATTAGTGGTATGCATTATAGCGACATGCCAAGAGGGCGAGGTGAGCCAATTTCTTCCCAAGAAGCCTATGTAGAGAAGAAGGAACGTCTGGAAGAAGAACTGCATCAGAAAAAGACAATGTATCAGAATCTGAAATGTGAAGTCTTGCATGCAATATCCAACCTGACAAGGTTGCAACGGCAACTGATTTGCGGATACTATGTGTACGGGCATTCCTGGGACACTGTCAACAGAATCTGTGGAGTAAAGCGACAGCAGTCCATCTATCAAGTTCGAAAAGCCTTTGATAAAATTTTAGAAAGGGCTTGACATTCAACATCGTTTGTGCTATAATTGCTAACATAGATTATTGTGCCTGATGGTGTAACGCCATCGGGCATTTTTTATACCTGAAAAACGGAGGGAGGACGTTGGCGAATGAAGAAAACCTGATTCCGATGGACGAACGAAGCCAGAACGAAGCCAGAGAGCTTGGAAAAAAAGGCGGCAAAAAGTCCGGAGAAGCACGACGCAGAAAAAAAGACATGAAAGCCAAAATGAAGCTGCTGCTTTCCCTGCAGCCGACCGCCAGCCAAACAGAATTGTTGAAAGCACTTGGCATCCCGGAAGAGGATGCAGACAACGAAATGCTTCTGCTGGTCGCCATGTTTCAGGCTGCCACCGAAGACCGGGACACCAAAGCATTTGATAAGGTCATGGACGTGCTCGGAAAGACCGTACAGCGAGAGGAACTGACTTTGAAAAAGCGGCAGGCGGCGAAGCAAGACAAGCCGAGCAACGGCATGACGGAACAGCTGATTGCAGGAATGCAGGAACAGGAGGCGGAAGATGCTTTACACGAAGAAGCAGCGGCAATTGATGGAACTGTGGCGAACAAAGAAGTTGCAGCGGATTAACTTGCTGGAAGGGTCTGTTTCTTCTGGGAAGACGTGGATTTCGTTGGTATGCTGGGGATTCTGGTTGGCTACCATGCCGCAAAATCAGCTGTATCTGATGTGCGGAAAGTCGTTGACCACGTTGAAACGAAACTGTTTGATTCCGCTGGAAGCCATGTTCGGGCAAAGTAATTTTTCTTTTTCAACCTCTGCCAAAGAAGCCTATCTGTTCGGCAGGCGGATTCTGCTGGAAGGTGCAAACGATGCACGCAGCGAAGGAAAAATTCGAGGGCTGACCCTACAAGGTGCGTATTGCGACGAATTGACGCTGTTCCCAAAGGATTTCTTTGTTATGCTGCTGTCCCGTTTGCGTGTGCCTGGTGCAAAGCTGATTGCAACGACCAATCCCGACAGCCCCCAGCACTGGCTAAAAAGAGAATACATTGACCGCATGGCTGAACTGGATATGTTGACCATGCGTTTTTTATTGGAAGACAATACAATGCTTGACCCACAGTATGTGGCTGCGGTAAAAGCGGAATATACAGGCGTGTTCTATCACCGCTTTATCTTGGGCGAATGGTGCGTTGCTGAGGGCTTGATTTATCCACAATTCGACCGAGAAAAGCACATAGAACAACGGAACAATCCGCAAGGCGAATGGTATATTTCCGTGGACTATGGCACGCTAAACGCCTTCTCTGCTGGGCTTTGGTGTTATGATGGAACAACCGCCTACCGAGCGGCAGAATACTACTACAGTGGCAGAGAGACACGCAAACAGCTCACCAATGCCCAATATCTGCAACGGATTCAACAATTGGCAGGCAGCCACAAGATTGAATGTGTCATTGTTGACCCGTCCGCAGCGAGCTTCATTGCAGAACTGCGGAATGCGGATTTCACCGTTCGGAAAGGCAAGAATGCGGTTGTAGATGGCATCCGGAGAGTTTCTTCTGCGTTACAGGCGGGGAAACTGCAGTTCTCTCCCGATTGCAAGGGCTGCATTCGAGAATTTGGCTTGTATCGCTGGGACGAATCATGCAGCGAAGACAGGCCAATTAAGGAAAACGACCATGCTATGGATGACGTGCGATATTTTGTCAACACAATTATGGGCGAAGAAGCAAGCATTTCCAGAGTGATGGGGGGGCTATAAGGAGGCGGCAACATGTTCCGAAGGCAAGACTACTATACGATTTCCACAGATACAGAGCTGACAACCGAGCGGCTCTCCTATTGGATGAATCAACACAAAACCGACTGTCAGCGGTTTCGGTATCTGAAAGATTTATACGAAGGACGACATCCAATTCAATTAGAGCCACCCAAACCAACATGGAAGCCGGACAACCGGATTATTTGCAACTTTGCGAAGTACATTGTAGACACGCTAAACGGCTATTTCATCGGCATTCCAGTCAAGACGATGCACCCAGAGGAAACTGTTTCGGAAGAGCTGGAACAGATTCAACACTACAATGACCAAGACGACAACAATTCAGAATTATCCAAATATTGCAGCATTTACGGAAGTGGCTTTGAGTTGCTTTACACGGATGAAACTGCACAGATTTGTATTACTTACGCATCGCCGTTAGAATGCTTTATCATTTATGATGATACGATTGCACGGAAGCCGCTTTATGGTGTGCGATATTATCAGAAATCCGATGGTGAAACCGTAGGCAGCGTCTACACTTCCAGCATGGAGATTCCGTTTTCAGATAAAGGCGGCTTGCATTATCTGGATGCGATTCCACACTATTTTGCAGGCGTTCCGCTCATTGAATACCTTGAAAACGAGGAACGGCAAGGAGCATTTGAACAAGTAGAATCTGCAATCACTGCCTATGAAAAAGCCATCTCAGAAAAAGCAAATGATGTGGATTATTTTGCAGATGCGTATTTGCTGTTGAAAGGTTTGAAACTGAACGAGCAGGAGCTGCACACCATCCGAAACGACCGTGTGATTCATGTTCCGCCCACCGACGCGGAAATTCTGAACGGGATTCAAGTGGAATTTTTGCAGAAGCCTTCTGCCGATGCAACGCAGGAGAATTTGCTAGACCGCTTGGAAGACCAAATTTTTATGCAATCTATGGTGGCGAATATTTCCGATGAAAGCTTCGGCAGCAGCTCCGGAACAGCACTTGCGTACAAGCTACAACCGATGAAAAATCAAGCGGCAAACAAAGCACGGAAATTTTCTTCCGGCATGAATCAGCGATGGAAACTGATTGCAAGCCATCCGGCAACGAAAATGGCAGCGGATGCGTATCTGGGTATCACCTATCAATTCACGCAGAACGCACCAAAGAACTTGCTCGAAGAGGTACAGACCGCCGCTCAAATGGCAGGCGTGACTTCCAAAGAGACGCAGCTTTCTGTCATTTCTGCCGTCGATGACCCGAAGAAAGAACTGGAGAAAATCGACTTGGAGAACGGCGGTGAGGCGGCGGATGCGTTACAGGCGGAGCGGGTGACAGGCGATGCAGAGTGATACCTACTGGAGCAAGCGGCTGCAAGAATTGGATGCCTCTTTAAGCAAAGACGAAAAGCAGCTCTTCTCGGAGTTATCAAAATACTATGAACAGGAATATGCAGCACTGGACAAAGAAATCGCAGCGTACTATGCAAAATATGGTGAAGAGAATGTGATTGCCTTCCGAACATTGCTGCTAGAATTACCGGATGCAGACAAGCAACTGCTGCTGCAAAACATGGATGAATTTGCAAAGCAATATCCAGAGTTTGCCGAACTGCTCCCCGTTCGGGAAAGCATTTACAAACTGAACCGCTTGGAAGGCTTACAAACTTCCAGCGTGTTGCAGCAGTTGAAAATCGGAGCGATTGAGCAAACGAAATTTCGAGAACACTTTGAGAAACAGGTGTTGAAATATGCAAACTATGCAGCGGAGAAGTTGGGATTCGGGACGAATTTTTACCGGATTGATAGCGAGATGCTGCAAGTTGTGATTGGAAATCCTTGGTGTAATGGCAAAGATTTTTCTGAACGGATTTGGGAAAACCGAGAAGCCTTAGCACAGACTTTACAAAACGAGATTGCAAACGGTCTGATTCGTGGTGAAGATTATAGGACCATGTCAAGAATCTTGCAGCAGAAGTTTGAAAATACATCGCAGAAGCAAGCAGAACGGCTGGTTTTTACAGAAGATACGTACTTATCCAATGAAGCGAAAATTCGACCATTTGAACGGAATGCAGCTTATACGCATTATGAATATCTCTGTGTAGAAGACCACCGCACCTGTGAAACTTGCCGTGCGTTGAGTGGACAGACATTTGAAATCAGCAAACGGAATGCCGGCTTGAATTTCCCACCGATGCACCCTTGGTGCAGATGTACCGTTATGCCGGTGGTCGAGGATTTGGCGACGATAAAGAGGCGGTTGAACGCCGATTCTGGAAGTGGAAAATCAGATGCAATTTTATTGACAGATACACAGAAAGATGGTATAATAAAAGCGTATAATTTAAATACTACATCAAAGCAATTTGGAAAGAAGATTGGAAAGCACGCTACCGATTATGGACTTGATCCATCTAAGAAAGAAGATAGAATTTTTTTGATGCACAGAATACAAGAAATTGCGGCTTCTCCAGATTATGTAATTCCCGGGACTTGGAGAGGACAGGGAAAAATACAAGAAGATGGAAAACAGCAAGATGGTGTTGTTGATTATGTTATCAAAGACTCCGATGTGATTGTTGCAAAGGGTGGAAATTTTATCACAATCATAAGAGATGGTATTCATGCAAGCGGAAGAATCAAGAGAATTTACGAGGAGTATTTGAATGGAAAAAAATAAATTTGATGCTTTTATGGAAATCGTTCAAAAAGAAGCACACAAAAAAGGCTCTCGTTTTTTTATTAGCAGCGGAGAAGGGCACGACCTTATAACAGAAACATTAGAAGGTGAGGATTTATTCGGCTGGTTAATCCCATTAGATAGAACCAAAGAGTTCATTTCAGAAAAATCTGGGGACAAATTCTGCGAAGAAAAATGGGAAAAGTTTGAGATTTTTGCAATATGGAAACTTGAAAACGGAAATGTTTCCATTTATTTTCAAGAATTTTAATCACAAGTAAAAACATTTTGAATTAAATACATCATACAACAAAAGAAGTACAGGATTGGATACCCGGAGTATAAATAACACAATCAAACACATATAAAGCATCTGAGCAAATCAGGTGCTTTTTTCATGCCCGAAAACAGAAAGGAGCAATCTTTATGCAGCTTCTCTTTTTTCATGCGAACTACTGCCCGCCCTGCAAGCAAATGCAGCCGGTGGCAGAGCAATATGCAGCCCAGACCGGCATTCCGTTGTACACCTTCCGATCAGATGATGTGTACGGCGGAAATGCCATGGCACGGCAGCACCATGTGAAACGCCTTCCCTGCTTGATTCTTCTGGATGATGATGGCAGAGAACAGGCTAGAACCGAAGCCGTCCAAACGCTGGAAGGGTTGCGGAAGGTATTTGAAAGGAGTGAATCATAATGGCAGACAGTACAGAACAGGTTACAACAACCGAAACGCCTGTTACGCCGACAGAACCGGCAACGGAGCCTTCTACTTTGACCGCAGAAGCGGTTTCGCAGATGATTGCGGAAGCGTTCCAAGGCTTTGAGCAGCGGCAGTCAGAAGCAAAGAAACTATCAGAAATGACCGACCAGCAGCGAGCAGAAACGGAGCGGGATTCCTACAAGCAGCAGCTCCATGCCCTGCAAAAGCAGGTGGAAGCGGCACAAATGCAGAAAACCGCACGGGAAATGCTATCCGAAAAAGGCATTCATTTGCCGGATTCTCTAGTAGCGGCTGTGGTTGCAGAGGACGCAAAGACCACCAAAACACAGGTGGAAGCCTTTGCAACGCTGTTTACAGAAGCGGTAGAAAACGCCGTCAAGGAACGCCTCAAAGGCGAACCACCCAAGACCGGAACATCAGGACGCATGACGAAAGAACAAATTTTCGCCATTCCCGATGAAGGGAAACGGTTACAGGCGATTCGAGACAACATGAATTTATTTGAGTAAAGGAGTTAATTCACTATGGCAGTACAAGCAAATACCAATTTGACCACAGATTTTGCTAAGGCACAGTCGATTGATTTTACCAATCGATTTGTGGATGGCATTCAGAAATTGCAGGAGCTTCTGGGCATCACCAGACGCACGGCAATGGCGAACGGTTCTATCATCAAAGTATACAAAAACAAGGTAACCATGGCAAATGGAGACGTTGCAGAAGGCGACTTGATTCCGCTGTCCAAGGTGGAAGTAGAGCCGGCAAATACCTATGAACTGGCTTACAAGAAGTACCGGAAGGCAGTAACGCTGGAAGCCATCCAACGCAGTGGCTTTGACCTTGCGGTTTCGCAGGCAGACAATGAGTTGTTGAAACAGATTCAGAGCAACATTCGCTCCGCTTTGGTGACATTTTTGGCAACCGGTACAGGCACTGCAACCGGCACTGGCTTTCAAGCCGCCGTAGCAGATGCTTGGGGAAAGTTGCAGGTACTCTTTGAGAACGATGCAACCGATGGCGTGATTGTGATTGCAAATCCGCAGGATATTTCAAAATATCTTGGGGAGCAGACCAACATTACCACGCAGACTGCTTTTGGCATGACGTATTTTCAGACCTTCTTGGATGTCAAAGTCATGTCTAACTCCAGTGTTCCGGCAGGAACATTCTATGCAACCGTTGCCGATAACCTGAATCTGGCATATCCGGCAATCTCCGGTGGGGAAATCAACAAGGCATTTAGCTTTACAACAGACGCAACAGGACTGGTTGGCATTACTCACACCGCAGATTATACTCGTGCAAACTATGAGACCACGATTTTAACGGGGGCTGTATTGTTTGCAGAGCGGCTGGACGGCGTCATTGTTGGCACGATTGCTGGCACGACTGGAGCGTAAGCATGACGCTGCTGGAGCGGGTACAGATTCGATTGCAGGATGAACCGAAAGCGGAGAACACACCGCAATTGCTAGAGCTTTGCGATATTGCAAGCTTGCGAATCTGCTTGCGAGTACGAGAAGCAACACTGCCGGAAATGCTAGAACCGATTGCAGCGGAAGTCGTCGTCAAGCTGTTTCGGCGTTGGAATTATGAAGGCATTAGTTCTGAAGGAGCGGATACAATTTCCACTACGTTTGTGGAAGATGTTCTGGCGGAATACGAAGATGAGTTTACCGCTTATCGAGAAACCAAGGCGGCGGAAAACGGCAGCGGCACGGTTTATTTTTTGTGATAGGAGGCAGCAACCATGCACTATTTCACCATTCATCTCTTAAAAGCCATCCAGACCGGAACAGATATTTTAGGCAATCCTATTACTACATTAAAAGAGCCTTGTGCAGCTTGTACTGAGTATACAGGACGATTCACAGAATGGACGGCAGAGGATGCGGAGTTAGTCGGGCGAGATGTTACCCAAACGCAGCGAAAACTGTTGACAGATGCTCCACTGGCACGCTGTAAAGAAGCAGATGTGGTGCGTGCTGGTTCGGAAGACTATCGGATTACTTCCATCAAAGATTTGCATGGGAGGTGGCGGATGTTGTATCTGGAACGATGGTATCAAACCCTCCCAGAACGGAGATGCACAACATGAAAATAAAAATCATTCTAAACGGAACAGAAGAGTTAGTTGCTGCACTGGAGCAAAAATCAAAATCGGATTTCGTTGCAGTTTGTAACCGAACCGTTGGCTTGCTGACACGGGAAGCAACGAGAAACACGCCTGCCGATACAGGAAAGCTGCGGCAGAGCATCCGAACTGAATTACCGAAAGAATCGGATACTACCATCAATGGAGCGGTCGGCTACACGCTGCACTATGCACCGCATGTGGAATATGGGCATCGGCAGCAGCCGGGGCGATTTGTTCCACAGATTGGGAAACGACTGAAAGCCTCCTATGTTCCAGGGAAGCGATTTTTGCAGCGTTCTGTAGAAGCCGTTCACCCTCAATTTGAACAGATGCTAAAAGATGAGCTAAAGGAGGACTGAGGTCAGAATGATGCTGCGAAAAGCCGGCTTTGCAGAAATTGCTGCTGCCGTACTGCAAAATCTACGGAAAAATACCGGTTATGCTTGTTATGATGCTGTGGAGAAGGACACCCCTTCTCCATTTCTATTTGTAGAGGTGGTCGGAAAACGGGATGCGTCCAGTAAAACGATGTTCAAGGAAATTTTTACCGTACAGATTCATGCAATTGCTACACCGAGCGATGCCAGAACAGAAATTTACAGCATGATACAGTCGGTAGAAGAATCGTTGACGGAATCCCTGACACTGCCGGATGGGATTACACTGGTGCTGCAAACAGAAACTGGCGTGCAATCTCTGCAACAAGACGAAACAAACGAATATCATGCTGTGATTTCCTATGAAATCATGGTGAGCTATGGATTGAAATGTAAGATTTAGGAGGAAATACGATGCCAAGTTATGATAACAATTTTTATTGTGATTTTTCAGAAGATGCGGCAAAAGCCGGGAAGGACATTCTGCTTTGCATCTACAACGCAGACGGTTCTAAGCTGCTTGCAATTTCAGGGCAGCAGAATTTGACCATTAACCGCAGTGCTGACACGGTGGAAGTGTCCAGCAAGGATACGACTGGGGGCTGGAAAAAGCAAATTCCAGGCATGAAAGAATGGTCGATTGACAACGATGGCATTTATATTCTGAATGCAGAATCGCACAAGCTGCTTGGGCAATATTTTGAGAACGGCGATATGGTCTGCTTGAAGGTCATTGATGCCAAGGAAAAAAAGCCGCTGTTTGGCGGTCTGGCTTGCATTACGGACTATTCCTTGGAAGCTCCGTATGATGACAGCATGACCTATTCTTTGAGCTTTTCTGGCAACGGGGCTTTAACAGACTTAACAAATCTCTCCACGGAAGATGCCGCAAAGGTAACGGATATGCCGGAAGATTTGACAACAGAATAAGGAGGAGCTTATGCAAACCTATTTTATCAAAGATAAAGAATACCACTTGCATTATACCATTGGCAGAATGGAGCAGTTGGAAAAGATACTTGGAAATGCCATTACTGGCGTGATGGTTTCCATCACAAATGGAAAATATCCAACGATTTCGGAGCTTTGCACGCTGTTTGCTTACGGCTTGTCAGATGACCGAGGGGATTATGCCCCTATCAAGAAGGCTCTGGAATTTGCTCAGCAGCAGGTGCAGGATGTTGGATATGGTGCACTGTTTACAGCAACACTGGAACAGATTCAAGAGGACTGCGGTTTTTTATTCCGGTAAGGCTGGTTGAATGGGAATATTTTCCAACCAGTAAAGAGAAGCTTGACATAGAAGCGGAACAGTTCCAAAAAGGCCAAGATTTCGCTTTTTTTGCGGTACAATTCGGCTATTCCAAAGCAGATTACAACGCCCTGACCGAAACGGAACGGGCGTTGATTTTGAAAGCGTATGAAAACAAAGTCGTAGCAGACACCAATCTTTTGGCAGGTGCCGTGCTAAATGCAGTTTCCAATGCGTTCCGGAAGAAAGGCAAAAAGCCACAAAAGCTCTGGAGAAAGCAGCCGAAGCATACCAACAAAGAACGACAGCAACAGTTAGTGCAGCAGGTTCTGGAAGCCGATGCAGCACAAGGAACGGCATGGGTAGAAGCGATTTACAAAGCAAATGGACGGAAGCGAAAGAAGGTGTCGTGATTGGAGTTTTATGGTATCGAGGAACGGAAAACCGGAATCCGATGGATTCAATCCCATCAATTACAATATATCAGTGCAGAACAGCCTTATGCAGAAGCGAGCGTTGGCATCTACACTGGAAGAACCAATGATGGTTATGGATTGGGGCTATATTGGACGGATTTTTCTGCCACTGCCCCAGAAGTAGAAACATTTACCGTAGATATTCCAGGGCGAAACGGATTACTGGATTATTCTGAAGCTTTGACTGGCTCTCCGGTTTACAAGAATGCAACGCTATCTGCAACATTTGTGGCAGCTTGTACGATGGCAGCATGGCACAAGCTCTATCAAAACATCCGGCAAGAGTTGCACGGGCAAGTTTGTACCATTGTTGCAGACAACAATTCCAGTTGTGCCTATCGTGGACGCTGCACCGTAGATTCCACCATGGAAGATGCCAAGCATGCTGTTTTCACCATTTCCGCCGATATAGAGCCGTATTGCTATGATAATTTTCCATTGCAAAAGGGATTCCTTTGGGATGCGACCGATTTTTCTGGAAGCCTTCCGGATGCACTGACGCTGAGCGAATCTGGAGAAATTACAGAAACACTGCATGCTCCGAATGGCAGGGCTGGTGGACTTTATGGAGAGGTTACAGTCATTGCAGAATTTCCTTGCACGGTAACCATCAACGAAACTTCTCAAGAAATCGAAGAAGCAAACGGGAAAACGGTGTTTTCTATCAGCTCTTATTTACAGCACAACAGCAGCGTTACGGTTACAATCACCGGAGGCACTGCCAGAAGCCAAATTGCAATTCTATGCAGATGCAGGAGGTTGTTATAATGTATACAGCCTATTACTTTCCATTTGAAAATTGCAGTGGCGGAATTATTCCAAGATTGCCACTGTTTGACCCGAAAAATGGCTATTTTCTGAAAGATGCGGTTTTGAAAACGAGTGCAACCAAAGCAGGCGAATTTACTTTTACGATTCCAGTAGACGATGAACGAGCACTACAGGTTTTACAGTGCTGGGTTACAGTCGTATCAGATAATGTGCGGCGGCACGATGAAGACACTGTGGGTGAAAATGTGATATGGGTTGGACGACCGACACAAGTAGAGCGGGATTTGTATGGGAATCGAACATACACCTGCGAAGGCGTTTTGGGAATGCTAAATGATACGGTATGCGTTGCAAAGCCATATCCCTCTATTTATAACAGCATCCCAGATTTTATCAATTTTCTTGTATGCTCCCTCTGGACGGATTATCAGTGCTATACAGCAGCAGTAGACGCAAACACAGACGCAAGCAGCGTATTCCGAAACGGAACATGGTACAGCTATGACGGCAAAAAGGTTCTCTACAAAGAAACGAAAATTCCGGAAGGTTCAAAAGTTTGCGTCCCGCAGGTGGACTACAATAACGGATATTATGGCGTGGTTTATGAAGATTCTGCCTGCAAAACAAAAGTTTTGAAACCAGACGGCAACGGATTTGACTACATAAACAACGTTTCTTTTGTGCGTTATTGGACACAAGCAGAAACAGCAATGGAGCTATTGCAGTCTCGAATCATCGACTATTTTGGCGGCAATTTTCAAGCAGAAGTTGTAGACCCATACACGCAAAAAGAACCACTGACAGACGTTCTGCACACTGGCTGCGTTCGGTACGCTTATCGAGACCCAAGCAATCATCCAATTAAGACACAAAAGCTGGAACTTGGCAACAATATCACAGATGTTTCTTCTTCTTATATAGCAGAAGATTTTTATACTGGAGTTGTTCCAGTGTCGAGTTCTAATGCGGATAACACTACTGGAGAATCAGACGCTACGGAAGCAATGATTTATCCAGAGGTGACGGAATCCGACTTCAATAGCGATGGAAGCCGAAACATAGATATAAAGCCATACGCATCATTCAGTTTTTTTGGTGGAAATGATACGGAAATTACACCGAGCAACATCGTTGTTTGGTTCACCGGCGGAAAGTTCGGAGATTATTATATGTCAAATCGTGAATATCCAGCATCACGAGCTTTCAATCAATATTTGCTGAACAAATACGGACCAATTGTCCGAAAAGTGAACTTCTCGTTTAGCGAGAGTAACCCAGATAAATATACCAAACGAGAAGCCGTGGTTGCCCATGTACTGGCGTTGGAAGAACCCAAAGCAACTTTTTCCGTATCCGCAGTGGATTGGGGACTAGTGGAAGATGGTGTGGAGTGCTTGCAGGCTGGTTTTCAAGTGAAAGTGGTTTATACGCCACTCGGAATTGACGAATGGATGACGATTGAAGAATTGGAAATCCATCTGGATGACCCAACGCAGTGCAAGGTAACGCTGAACGGCTCTTTGGATTCGATTGCAAAAATAGTAGCGAGGGGGTGAGTGTATGGCAGATTATACGCTGTCTGCGAAAATTACAGCAGACATCAAAGGTTTTGTAAGCAATATCAATACCGCAACAAAAAAAGCGGAAAGCATGGCAGAAAAGCTTAGCACCAGCATGCAACCTGTGAAAACGGCATCAGCATCCGCAAAGGAAGATATTGCCGCTCTTGCTGATGGATTTCAACAATGGACAGCGGCATCTCCTACTATTCAAAAAATAAAAACGCAAATAGAGCAGATGATGCAAGCATTCCAAAACAGTACTGCCGGAACTGCTTTGCAAAATCTGGAAACAAAAATGAAAGAGCTAATTTCGCCAATTCAGTCTGCTGCAGCTCAGATGAAGTCACTAGCAGAAGCGGCAAAAGACAAGGCTCTTGGAATCTTATCTTCAACAGCAGAAAAGGCGAAAACGGGAATAGAAGCTCTCAAAAATTCCATTCAGCGAACAGTTTCTGAATCCAAGACATTCCAGACTATTTCTGCAGAAATTAACGCCATTAAGCCGTTTGCATCTGCGGCAGCCGGAACTGTAAAGCTCGTGTTCCAATCCGCATTTTCTGCAATTCAATCAGCAGCTTCTAAAGTCCCTGATGTAATAGAAAGCATTGTTTCTACTGCCAAAAACACATTAAATACCATCTCTGCCCTTTCCGATAAGGCAAGTAAGGCGTTGGAATCTGTTGGAAAATCGGCAGAATCCATTGGCAGTGGATTGCAATCGGCTGGAGACAATCTGAGCAGCCTTGGTGGGAAAATTACCGCCGTAGAAACGGCAGCCGCTGGTCTTGCAACAGCCGGACTGAAAAAAGCGGCAGATTCTGCCATTGATTTTGATACGCAAATGCGGAAGGTTGGTGCAATCTCTGGTTCAACCGATGAAGAACTGCAATCCCTGCGAGAATCTGCATTGGAATTGGGAGCATCTACTTCTCTTTCCAGCTCCGAGGTAGCGGAAGCAATGACAGAAATGTCAGCAAAAGGCAGCGATGCAAACCAGATTATCGCTGATATGCCTGGGATTATCTCTGCTGCGGAAGCTTCTGGAGAAGATTTGTCTTTGGTAGCGGATACTGTTTCCAACGCAATGAACGCATTTGGAGACAGTGCTGGAGATGCGACCCATGTCGCAGATGTGTTGGCACAGTCTGCGAATCAATCTGCCGCTGGCGTATCCGACTTGCAATATGCGTTCAAATATGCTGCACCGTTAGCATCTTCTTTGGGAATTAGCATGGAGGAATTAGCAGCCGCAACTGGCGTTATGACAGATGCTGGCTTGGAAGGTTCTCAAGCTGGTACAACCTTGCGGGCAATGTTTGTTTCTATGTCCAAACCAACAGACGAAGCACGAGAGGCGATGGAACAGCTCGGTATTTCTTTTTACGATTCCGAAGGCAAAATGAAATCCATTAGTACGATTGTATCTGATTTACAGACAGCCACTGCGGATTTGACCGACGAAGAAAAAGAACAGGCACTCGCAACGATGTTTGGCACAGAATCTCTTTCCGGACTGCAAGCAATGATGAACGCAACGCCGGGAACGATTGACAAAATGACAGATAGCCTGAAAAATTGTGACGGTGCATCGGAAGCAGCAGCAGCGAAGATGAAAGATGGCGTTGGCGGCTCGATTGAGAATATGCAGGGTGCAATTGAATCTTTTCAAATTACCATTGGGACTGCTTTACTTCCGATGATTCAAACGGCGGCAGATACAATTTCAGATTTATTTGCAGACATGACTGCTGGGTTCAATGAAAACGGAATCACTGGCGTAGTAGATGCCATTATTGGAAAGTTGCAGGAGCTAACGCAGCCAGAGCTGTTCAGCCCCATTTATGAAAACGTTACAACAGTACAGACAACGATAGGCAAAGTCGTAGATAAGGTGGATGACCTTTGGCAGAAATTTCAAGAGCTACAAGATGCTGGCGTGCCATTCGGGAAAATTGCAGCGGCAGCAGCGGCAGTTGGTCCTTCTTTGATGGTTGCAGGAAAGGCAGTTTCTGCTGTCGGCACAGCGATTTCTGGAATTGGGAAAGTTGCTTCCACTTTAAGCAGCGGTTTTGGAATGCTTTCTAAACTTTCCGCTGTTCTTGGCGGATTGTCTACTCCAGTTTTCCTTGTTGTAGCAGCAATTGCAGCTTTAGCAGCCGGATTTATTTATTGCTATACAACCAGTGAAGATTTTCGGAATACCGTTTCCGATGTTTTTTCTGGAATTTTGCCTGCTATACAAACGGTAATCGATACGTTAAAGCCGCTGTTTCAAGAGTTTGGAACAAAGCTCAGTGAGCTGTTTCAAGCAATTTCCCCTACGATTGAAACCCTGATGGCAGCTGTTACAAAGATTGTGGGCGTTATCGTAGAAAATCTCATTCCAATCATCGGGAAAATTATTGAAGTAGTAATGGAAGTCGTCAACGCTTTACTTCCCATCATAACGCCTATCATCAATTGGATTCTGCAATTTGTCAGCGACCTCATAACAGCATTGACGCCAATCGTAGAATGGATTTTGAAAGCAGTACTTTCTATTGTGGAGTGGGTTCAATCTGCAATTGAATGGATTGGAAATGCAATTGTAACTGTAAAAGATTGGATTGTAAATACTGTAGAAGAGACCAAAGAGAAAATCGACTTGGCAATTGCAATTGTTTCTGCCCTATTTGAAAGCATCAAAGAAACGATTCAAAACATTGTTTCTGCAATTAAAGATTGGATTTCCGAAAAAGCAGAAGCCGCAAAAGAAACGGTTTCCAACATCATTGATGCTGTCTCTGGATTTTTCTCCAACTTAAAAGAGACGATTTCCGGTATTTTTGACAGCATTGCTGATAAAATCCGAAGTGTCATGAATACGGTAAAGGGCATTTTTGAAAACGTTTTGGATGGCATTGAAAGCCTCTGGAATGGCTTGTCCGACTTTGTCGGCGGCATATTTGACGGCATTGGAACGGCTTTTGACAATTTAATCAGCGGAGCAAAAAGCTTAATCAATAATTTCGTCGATGGCTTGAATTTTGCAATTGATATTATCAACGCCATCCCTGGCGTATCCATTGGATATGTCGATTATCTGGCACATGGTACTGACGATTGGTCAGGCGGCTTTGCTATCATGAACGAAGGTGGACGAGGGGAACTTGTCAACCTGCCGAATGGTTCGCAAGTTATTCCGCATGACATTAGCAAAAAATATGCACAGGAAGCCGCACGAGCCGATGCTTCGCAGGTTGTTTTCATCGATTATGACCGCCTGATTACAGGCATTGCATCCGCTATGCAAGGGGTGTCTGTGAATAGCACTGTCAACCTGGATGGAAAAGCCGTTTCGAAAGGCATCGCACCCTATATGGATACAGATTTAGGACGATTGCAGGGAGCAGCAAAACGTTATGCAACGTAAAGGAGCGATTCTATGATTGATATTTCCAGTAATATTGCAGTCATTCGAGAAACCAGCAGTGGTTCAGAGCTACGAACCAACATTGCAAGCGGCATGGAAACGCTGGCAGGCAAGGCAGCATCCAGCGATGATGTCACCGCCGCAAACGAATCGGTTGCTGCAATGGAGACCAAAATTACAGAGACAAATACAGTAATCCAAGAAGTTTATAATACTATTGCAGAAGTGCAAAATGCTCAAGAAGCATTGAATAACAAAATTAAGGAACTTGAAGAACAGTGTTCTGCATTGCAAAAAATTGCAAATAAGTGGGTGGTGTATGCTTAATGGCAGAAGTTGAAATTACAACTGAATTGCAGGAAATTCAAAGCAATCTTTGGGGCGTGAATGTGCGAGAAAATATTGCTCTTGCTCTGGAGAAATTGCAGAATCTTCCGGAAGAGCCAAATCCCATTCAAGGAAGCCTGAATTTGAGCTTGCTGGATACTGCGAGTTGGAAATTAGGTCTCTTGAAAAATTCCATACAGGGCAAAGAAGATACATTGCGATCCAGAAAAGACCAACTCGACAGAATCAAAGCCCAATTGGAACAGGTTTCCGGCAGAACCATTTTGCAGTATGGACAATGTGGGGACGATGTATATTATGCAATTTGCGATGACGGAGAAGCGGCTTTGTATGGCACGGGTGCAACCTACGATTATACCTTTCATGATTCTGTGTTCTATCAAAATGGCCAGATCAAAAAAATTGTACTCAGCAATGGCATTACTGGTCTGGGTGACCGCCTGTTCTATCATTGTGCCAATGCAGAAACGGTATCTCTTCCAGCTACACTGACCAGCATTGGTGATTCTGCTTTTGCACAGGAAGATGCTGCAATCGGCTATACCGCCGGTCTGACTTCTGTTACCATTCCGCAGGCAGTTACTGCGATTCAGTCATATGCCTTTTATCACACCGCCATTGCAGAAGTCACTGTGCCAGCCAGCGTGAAAACGTGGGGAAAGTATGCTTTTAGCGGCTGTGCAAAGCTGAAGACTGCTCGTGTTGCGTGTGATTCCATTGGTGCTTTTGCGTTTACAAGATGTACAGCATTGTCCAGCCTTACCATTTCTGCGAATTGCAGAACCTTTGGGGAAAATATGCTGACATACTGTGAAAGTCTAACAGCCATCACATATGAAGGAACGATCGCTCAGTGGAACGCCATTACCAAACCGGTCAACTGGATGTCCTCCGGAGAACATTCCTACAACAATTATCTGAAAAAGATCCAGTGTGTAGACGGCTATTTGGAATATGATCCTGAAAATAATGTGTGGAACGAGGTGAAAAACGGATGATGAAATTCTTGGTAAAAAAGCAGCAGATTGATTGCATCGAGCGGGACAAATTGGCAGATGGGCAGATTGCCTTTGTATCCTTTCGATTCGTATTTGACAATGAATGGGAAGGCTTGTATAAGGTTGTACAATTTATGCAGGATGAAAATACCTATAATATCTCGCTTGGTGTAGACGGCTATTCCTGCAAAATGCCGTCAGAATTGCAAGCCGGCTGTGCAGAAATGAGCCTGTTTGGCTATGTTCCAGACGATGAAACGGCTCTGCGAGCAACGACAGCTCCTATTAAGCTGCGGATTGAGCAATCTGGATTCAGCAGTTCTGGTTCTGAAGTTGTCCCACCAACGCCGGACTTGTATCAGCAATTGATTGCAAAAATTGATGAAAAGATTGCTTCGGTACACGATGGGGCGGACGGAGCATCCGCCTATGAAATCGCTGTTGAGAACGGTTATACTGGCACGGAAGCCGAATGGCTGTCAAGCTTGAAGGGCGAGAAAGGCGATACTGGAGAACAGGGCTTGCAGGGCATCCAAGGTGAAAAAGGTGAAAAAGGCGATACTGGAGCAGCCGGAAAAGACGGCATAAACGGAAAAGACGGAAAAAACGGTACAGACGGTTATTCCCCGACTGCAACCGTTACCGAAACAGACACCGGAGCAACCATTACAATCACTGACAAAAACGGAACAACC